TCATTCTCAATAACAAGATTGTTGCCAACAATAAGCTTACCGCCGATAACCTCTGCGTTCACACCAAAGTACGTTCCAACCTCGTCGGACGCAAACAGACCAATAGCAAGCTTTGCGGTCGCCCAGTTATCGTCGGTCATAGCAATCATGCTATCTACAATGCGAAGCTGATACTTGGAATCACCTCCGACATGGATACCACTACCGTTGATAACAACACTCTGATTCTTGGCGGCAATAATTGTATTGACTGCCGCATCCAATGAGCTCTTCATAAACTTCGAGACTGACGCGGCTTGATTTGCAGCCTGATTATACAAATACTTGTTGGCATCGAAGCTGCGGCTGGTAGAGTAGCTGGTCTCTACCATATCTTTCAATGTATTGACATAGTCTTTTCGCTTAAAACGATTTGAAAAGACAATCGAGAAATTGCTGTGCTTTTCAAAATCTAACTCAAACTCGATGATATATGGCGTGATTGTCTGCTTACCGCCGACGTTGAGATACACGCCCTTACCCAGCTCCAAGTGGTTTCGAAACGGTACGAATTCTTGGGCAAATACGAAGTTTGCAGAGTCAACCGAAAATTCATATGTAGGTGTAGCCAAATCTGCAAGAACATCCAGCGCGTAGTCATACAGTTCCAACTGCACAGAGTATTTTTGGTAATCACTGACATTTGCTGTCAAATACATAGAGCCAGTGCCGCAGACAAACGAAATCTTGCTGCCTTCCCGCGTAGTTACCTCATCGATGGTCACATCTCTAATGTCAGATGAAAAAGATGACAACGAACCGACAAGCGTGATTGTGCCGCTTGAAGCCTTTGTCGTATTGACAGTGATTGACCCTGCGTACAAACTCAGCACATACTGGTTGTCTGAACCAACCTCCAGTGTGCCACGAATAATATCGCCAGTGATATTGTGGCTTCCACTGAAAGCAAAGTTGCCACCAGAAAGTACATACATTTTCTTTTGAAACTCGTTGGTCAAATCGACCTCAGAAATTGAAGAGGCATCTACGGAAACTCTTTCGTTTACCAGTGAGTAGGAACTACCAGATACAGTCGTATCAACACTCGTGGCAACAAAAGTGTCTTCGGTAATATCCTGCTCAATAATGTACTTGCGCAAAATTGCATACTCTTCTTCTGAAAAAAACTTACTGATAGACAGTTCGTTGACAACAGCTTGAATCTGCTCTGCATACGGCTTGATGTTCGCTTCAAGCGCAGCAATCTCATCTTCTTTTGCAGCAATCTCAGCCTTCTTCGCGGCAATCTTCTGGTTGATTTCATCAAGCAACTTCTGCTGGTTAGCCTTGCCGGTTGATGTGGTTTCCATTGCAAGCGCCTGAATCGTAACGCTTTGCTGTGCAGTAAGCGTATCAAGCTCACCCTTCAAATCCGCGAGTGCAGCTTGCGTTGCAAGTAACGTGGAAGATGCGGATGCCTGTAACGCTACCAAACCTTTGTAGTATGTTTGGCGATTGAGGACAGTACGTTGCCATGCTTCCCACTTTGCAGCAAGGGCATCAGGAAGGTCACCGTTCGCAATGAAATAGCTAAGGTCGTAAATCCAGTTGGAGCCGATGGGATTGACCTCTCGGATATCTACATCATCACTACCATACGGTCTGATTGCAGTAACCAATTCATCGGTCACCTCTTCGATATCAAGGCTCTCAACCAGATTATCAAAGTCCAGATAAATGGGAAGCGTCTCTAATTCGATATCGGCGTCATAGACATTGATACTGCGCTCGTAAGGGTCAAACACGAACACACAGCGGAACTTGTCTTGGCAGTCGCCATACAGGAAGGACATAAGGTAATCGTCATACCCATCGAATGTACGATAGCGCTGGGCAACAGACGGAGCAACATAGCCCATATGCCAGCCATCGGCAACCTCAAGGACTCTACCGATGATAGTGTCCGGGTCGTTATGGTTTGTCTGATTGAAGAACTTGAATGTACTACCGTCATCGCCGTCTTCAAGGAAGAATTTCTTTGTGTCGAGAACTTTTTCCAAAGAGTAGCACTGGACGTGTTTCACATCGGAAATACCGTCAGCACTTGTTGTCGGGTTCATAACAACGTAGATACCATAGTGTTCGGTGTAGATGACCTTATATCCAACAAGCTCGTCATAAATCCAGTTCTTCTCGCCATCAAGGATGGCAGGAACATCGAATGTCATTTCGCTTGGTTCTGCAAACTTGACGGACAGCTTTAGGTTATAGACACCGGGGATAACCCCAATAGTCTCCTCATGCATCGTCTTCAGGACGAGCGTAGGCGTTTCGGGCGTGCCGTTTTTATCAAACGCCAATTTGGAATAATCAAGATACAATCCGCAACACCTCCTTATCCTGCAACATTGTATAAGAACCTGCCAGAGATGGTCAGCACGCCATCACCGGTTACTTTGATATTATTGTCTCCGTGAACCAAGCGGAAGAAGTTGAGATTGAATCCATCGTATAAGTTGTAACCACTTGAGAGCTCTTGAATGATGCCGTTGCTGTTGTTGACGAAAACAGATGCACCGCTTGGAATGCCAGTCAACTTGAACTCTCGGTTGTCATCATTCAGATTTACAAGAGACAGAGTGCTTGTGCTGGATGCAGGTGCGAACGAAATCTCAGGCTTGAGATATTCACGCACCGAGCTTTCGTTGCGGAACAGAATGGTAGTCTCACCGGAAATCGTGTACTGCTTTTCAAACGGGTAGCTATACGCATAGGGGCAATCGCATTGAATGGTCGCCTGAAATGCGACTGGTAACCATCCATGTGAGATGGGGGTCAACTCAGTGACCATGCAGCGAAATTGAAGCTGCTCCATGTCCTGTTGCCCGATGGAAAGCCACTTGTACTCTTTGCGTCCAGTCAACCAATAGGCGATATCTTCAAGCTCATACCGGTCGAGCTCGCGCTCGG